AGGTACTGCTATCGGTGTGACTGCTGTTAAAGGTGTTGTTGATGTAGCAGTTGAAATAGAAAATTTACAAGTCAGATTAAAAGCATTATTTGGTAGTACTACTGAGGGTGCGAAAGCATTTGAAGAAATGACCAAGTTCGCATCACAAGTTCCATTTAGTTTGGCTGAGATACAAAGAGGGTCAGGCTCTCTAGCTGTAGTATCAGATGATGCCGAACATTTAGGTAAATTATTAGAGATAACAGGTAATGTAGCATCTGTGACAGGATTGTCATTCCAAGCAACAGCCGAGCAAATACAGAGGTCGTTCGCTGGTGGTATCGCATCTGCCGATATGTTCAGAGAGAAAGGTGTCAGACAAATGCTAGGATTTGAGATGGGTACAAAAGTATCTATTGAAGAAACAGCAGATGCTTTTGAAAGAGTTTTCGGCAAGGGTGGTAAGTTTGGTAATGCCTCAGAAGAACTTGCAAAAACATTGACAGGTACAGTTTCTATGATTGGCGACAAATTTTTCAATATCCAAAAAAGAGTAGGAGAGGGATTTTTTGAAGATATGAAAGCTCAATTCAATACATTTAATAAATCTCTAGAAGAAAACAGGCATTTATTAATGGCTTATGCAGATATTATAGGGGAAAAATTATCAGGTGCTTTTAAGTCTGTTGGCACTACTATATCAGCATTAACTACAACATTGAAAGGAATATTCTCACTTATAATTGCAACATTCACAGTTAATACTGTGCTATTTTTCACGACTGCAATTATAGGATTAAACAAAGCATTGAAAACAACAGAACTCACATTGAAAGGTATCAATGCTCTTACAGGTGGTTTAGGTAAATTAGTCGCAAAAATTATTGGTGCAGTTATAATTTTCTTTGGATTAGAAAAAACATTAGACGCTTTGGCAAAAAAAGCAGAGGCTAATGCAGAGCAACTTAAAAAAAATGAGGAGTTTGTAAAGATACTTTCAGAAACATATGATTTAGCTAATGGAACATTTAAAGAAAATGCAGAAATATTGTCAGAACAAAAAAAGAAAGCACAAGAGTTGGCTGAATTTAACAAGAAACTTGATAATATTATGGCAGAAGTAGACAGTACATTTAAAGAGGCTGGTGAGTCAATATCAGATGCTTTCGCTGATTCTATAGTCAAAGGAAAAAGTTTCAAAGATGCTATGAAACAAATATTCCAAGATGTTTCTGCACAAATAGTTTCAACAGTATTACAAATTATGGTTATCGGACCTCTTATTGAAAAATTAAATGAGGCACTAAGAGATATGAGAGCAAATATGCAATCTGTCGGTGGATTTAGTTTGAGTGGTTTTTTAACAAATGCAATAATCGGAAGTGTTTTACCACAGCCAAGTGGAATCCCTGGAATGCCACCAATGGCGAATGGTGGTATCGTTGCTCCTAACAGACCATACATGGTTGGCGAGAAAGGTGTAGAAATGTTTGTTCCAAGAACTGCTGGAAATATAGTTCCGAATAGTCAAATGGGTGGTAGTGTAGTAATTAATCAAAGTTTAAATTTTTCTACAGGAGTTGTTCCTACAGTTAGAGCAGAAGTTATGAATTTAATGCCACAAATTAAAAAAGAAACTGTTGGTGCAGTCGCAGAGGCGAGGACTCGTGGTGGTAGTTTCGCTAGGACATTCGGTGCATAGTGTCTAGTCCTACATATCCTCTAACTATGCCAACCTCTCCAAGTAATTTCAAAACATCAGAGTGGAGAATAATAAGAAGTGTATCAGTCAATGCCTCACCATTCAGTATGGCACAACAGACAGCAGACTTAGGTGGTGCAGTATGGCAGACAACAGTAACATTACCACCAATGAAAAGAGACGAGGCTGGTGCTTGGCAATCTTTTTTTATGCAATTACATGGAAGATTTGGAAGTTTTTTATTAGGAGACCCTGACTCAAAAACAATACAAGGTAGCTGTACTTCAAGCACAGTAGCAGTTAATGGCGCTCACAGTGTAGGTGCTTACGATATTGCACTTGATGGTGTTAATGCTAGTACATTGGTATTTAAACAAGGAGACTATCTACAGTTTGGAAGTGGTAGTACACAAAAACTTCATATGGTTGTTTCAGATGCTACATCTAATGCTAGTGGTCAGGTCACAGTAGCTATCGAGCCACCATTGAAAACTGCATTGACAGATAATTTAGCTGTCGTTTATGAAAATACGAAAGCTGTTATGCGAATGGATTCTAATGAATTAGGCTGGTCAGCTGATGAAATATCAGTATATGGTATAACATTCAGTTGTACAGAAGTAATATAATTCTTAAGCTATCTATTAAGCTCAAAAAATGATATATCAGTTCGTACCTCAATAACCCTAGTAAAAAAAATTAAAATAGTCAAAATGAGGTCAATTAGGGTCTTATATAGGGTATTCACTAGAAATCAAAAAAATTAGTTATATACTTTTGGTATAAAGTATGATATAATTGTATTATAAAGTGAAAGTTAATAGTTTGATAACAGCTTTAAAAATAGATGAAATATACTAACTATTAAAAAAGTGTCACTGATTGTGTGAGCCTTAGAGGAAATAGTAAAGATGCCCTCATCAATCAAACTACCTGTCCAAAAGGTGTGCTAGAACTTTAGGCGAGTTCATTGATGCTTTAGTTTTTTTATAGGAACGACTTATGAAAAATAAAATCGAAAAGCTGATTAATAAAAAAGTTAATCCTGTGGATTATCAAACTTTTATTAATCCAATACATCAAAAAATGAGAGATGAAAATAATAATACTTTACCGACATTCAAAGAATGTGTGAGTGCTATTAAAAGATTCTATCGTTTAGAGATGAAAAAATCACTACCTAAACATTATACATTCAAAGAAACATCAGGTAATAGAGACACTTGGTGTCGGTCAGGAACTTGGAAAATAAATACTCAAACTACTTGGGAAGATATTATTCATAGTGCTTGTCATTGGATAGAGTATAGGAAATATGGTAGTGAGGCAAAAATACATAATCTCAATTCATTTCGTATGGAAAAAAGATTAGTAGAGTATGCTTATAAACACAGATGGCACATGGGAAGTCTAACAAGGCAGACCGAGCCAAAAGTAGAAGTCAACAAAAATGTTTTGATGATTGAAAGATTGACTAAGAATATTCTTAGAAAAGAATCAAAGTTAAAAACTACAATCAAAA